CCGGTTCTTCTCTTGCCACTTCGTTAATCTAGCTTGACAACGCTAAAAATATAGTTTATAAATCACGCAGTGATTTATAAAACAAAAAAGAGCGAAGCACATTGTCCTCTCGGTAACGCTAAGCTCCTACAGTCATCTAGCTGCGAATCCCTTCCCTACTTCGCTTTATCTAGCTCACATCGTCATTCAGTACGACCAAGCTAAACTGCGAAAGCTCGGTACCTCTACCAAGCTCCATTAAGCTAACCCCACCCGGTAGGTACCCACCCTTTTAGCTAAATGGGACCCAGTCGGACTCTATACATTTGAGTTCGCTCAAATCACCACGTATTTTCCAAAGTCCTCTTAAATAGTACAACCCCCACCCCCTCGCTAATAGGATGACCCCCCGGGTAGGATTCCTTACCTCCCCCTAATTCTTCTGCTATATTTCGCCAAACTTGGGGGATCCCATGCAAGAACTTGTGCCAGATATTAGGTCCGACGTACCCATACCGTCTCGTGCCACCCGAACTCTTCCGGAAATAAATCCAAACGAAGAAATTCGTATCCGTGCCACGACTATAAAAATGCTAGCTGATCTAAAGGGTGAACCAATTTCCCCCAACGTAGAACAGCAGGTAGAAGCGGAAACCCTTGCTCACGAAATGATCAAGGATCCCAAAAAGCGCCCAGAGTTCTCCAAGTACTCCAATGAGGCAATGGCTTACCTCGCAGGCATGGTTCAGCAGAGCAACGTCCAATTGGTGGATGAGCTATCTGAACTGAAAATGTACGTGATCAATAAATTGATCCACGAAGTAGAGCATGCAGCTACCGCTAAAGACCGTCTGGTGGCCCTCAAGAACCTAGGAGAGGTAGATGGGGTAGATGCCTTTAAGAAGCGCTCAGAGCTTACGGTGAAAGTACAGCCCATAGAAGAAGTCGAAATGGAGCTTAAATCCATTTTGGAAGGCATTACTTACGAGGAAGCGGAGTACGAAGAAGTAGAGGAAATTGAGCCTGAAGATGACGAATAGTCTAACTTCTGCTGAAATTTTTAAGCTTAAACAGGCACTTCCGACTATGCCTGATGCTCAAAAACGCAAGACTTTAGAGTTATTGAAGACCTATCAAAACGAAAAAACCAAACAGTTGGGCCGTGACTCTTTTTTAGATTTTATTAAACATGTCTATCCCGGCTACAAGGTAGGTCCGCACCACCGCAAACTTGCAAAAATCTTCGAGGAGATTGCAGCGGGCAAGAAAAAACGGGTGATCGTTAATATTGCGCCGCGTCATGGCAAGTCAGAAATGATCTCCTACCTTGCCCCGGCATGGTTTCTGGGCAAGTACCCCCAGAAAAAAGTCATCATGTCTTCCCACACTGCGGATCTCGCGGTTAACTTTGGACGGAGGGTTCGCAACCTTGTCGGATCAGATCTTTATAAGAATATCTTCCCGCAAGTCGAACTTCAGGCGGATAGCAAGTCTGCTAGCCGGTGGGGCACAAACTTTAATGGCGAGTATTTTGCTATTGGCGTTGGTGGCGCTCTTGCCGGTCGTGGTGCTGACCTCTTTATTATCGATGACCCTCATTCGGAACAAGAGGCCAAACAGGGTCGGGCAGACGTATTTCTCCCGGCATGGGAGTGGTTCCAGTCGGGACCAATCCAGCGACTGATGCCCGGAGGGGCCATAATCATAGTCATGACTCGTTGGTCGAAGCTGGATCTTACCGGTCAGGTTATCGACCATATGATGCACAACGAAGACTCGGCGGAATGGGAAGTCATTGAATTCCCTGCCATTTTGAATGATCAGCCGCTTTGGCCCGAGTTTTGGCCGCTTGAAGAGCTATTGTCCAAAAAAGCCGACATGGACCCCCGGTACTGGCAGGCCCAGTATATGCAGGAGCCAACAGCCGAAGAAGGCGCTCTTATAAAAAGAGAGTGGTGGAAGGTCTGGGAGGATGATAAGCCTCCTGTGTCTGAGTTCATTATTATGAGTCTGGACGCGGCGCAGGAGACCAACAACCGCGCTGACTACAACGCCCTGACTACGTGGGGGGTCTTCATGAACGAGGAGACCAAGTCTTACAACATAATCTTGCTTAATGCTATCAAGGAACGGTTAGAATTTCCAGAATTGAAGAAAATGGTGCTGGAAGAGTACGAGGAGTGGAAACCGGATTCTTTTATTGTTGAAAAGAAATCCAACGGAGCCGCGCTTTACCAAGAGATGCGGAGGATGGGCGTACCAGTAGGTGAGTTTACTCCGGGCCGTGGTCAGGACAAGATCAGTCGCGTTAATGCGATATCAGACCTATTTAGTTCAGGCATCGTCTGGGCACCAGACCGCCGTTGGGCTAGGGAGGTTATTGAAGAGTGCAACGACTTTCCAGCCGGTAAAAACGACGACTTGGTTGACTCCACTTCCTTGGCCCTATTGCGCTTTAGACAAGGAGGGTTCCTACGTCTACCGACGGACGAGCCGGAACCGGTGAAATGGTTTAAGTCTCCCAGATCCAAGATGCGAGGGTATTACTGATGGCTGACGACGATATTAAAAATCCGATCTTTGGCTATCGTTACAACTACAAGAAAGACGGTATAGAAAATACCGCCAAGAAGTTTGACGCGGACAAAATGAAAGGCTACCTAGAGGCGCTGCGTAATGCGCGGGCCATTGGGATGTCAATTCCGTCTCCCGAGCATTTGGCGGCTACCGCGCTATTAGAAGGGAGAAGTGACTTTGGGTACAACAGTTACAATACTGACAATAAACAGGCGAACGCTCTATATAATAAACTAATGGGAGATCCGTTCTTTCACTCTCCCAAACAAGCGGGTTTTGCTGCCGCTCTACTTGATAAGTTCCAGACCGCAGCTAGGTTGAATATACCTGAGCCAAAAGCGTGGAATGGAACCGGAGTAAACAAAGAGACGGGACTCAGCGGGGATGACTACGCTGCCGCGCATCAGAGTACTTTGGATACGGCTATCCCTTTTCCAAAAAACGATAAGTTTTTGCGGTTTATAAAAGATAACCTGCGTGATCCGGCACCTCCGCCCCCCGCTCCTTCTGCTTCTACCGCCCCTGCCCCGCCGCCTCCAGAGAAATCATGGTGGCAGAAGTTGATAGGCGAGAATCAGCCAGTTCAGACTGATAATCCTGTAGGTCAAGACACTGACGTAACACTGCCAGAAGACTATAGTCCCGGCGGGCGTGAGAGGCTTATATGATCTATCCAGCCATGCTGTTGGGCTTCCTGTTTTGTCTGGCCTACCTGATTTCGAATCTGGCCCTGACGGTAGTTGGCTTTTTTGTTATCCCCGTGGCGATCCTGTTTGGCAAAACCAAGTTGTCTCTTACCGGAGTTAATATTTTCTCGGCCCCCCGGGGGCTCTGGCTTTTTGGCAATGACGAAGACGGGTATGACCCTAATTGGTACCGGATACTGCACCCCACATGGGGTGTGTTTAAACGGCGCTGGGTCTGGGCGGCGTTCAGGAACTCGGTAAATAACCTCCGGTTCATCAAAGTACTCAATCCCCCGCCGCAGATGGACAAGATCCAGTACCGCAGGTGGGGCAATCTCTATTTTATCTGGCAGGGTATTTTTTGCCGGTTTGTCTATATTGGCAAAACAGGTACATGGTACACGCTGGGCTGGAAGTACTGGATCATAGATGCAGCCCTGCCCTGCAAAGATATTCGTAAATTTGGCGTTGGCTTTGGAGCAAGAAAACAATGAGCGTAGATAAATCCCTATCCCAAGCCCCGTCGGGGCTTAGTTCTTTATCCGAAGCTGAACCGATCACGGTAGAAGTTGTAGACCCTGAAGAGATGCACATCTCTGGTCCCGGCTTTGAAATGCACATGGAGCATGTTGAACCAGAGTTTGATGCCAACTTGGCCGAAGAGATGGATGAAGGACTCCTTATGTCCATTTCAAGTGAGCTGCTGGGCGACTACGACACAGATATTGCTGCACGTAAGGATTGGCTGGATACCTACGTCAAGGGACTGAAACTGCTGGGCCTGAAATATGAGTCTCGCTCCGAGCCGTGGCCGGGGGCCAGCGGTGTGTTCCACCCGCTCCTCATGGAGTCGGCAGTCAAGTTTCAGGCTGAGATGATCACGGAGACTTTCCCCGCTGCGGGTCCGGTTCGGGCCAAGATCATTGGCAAGGAGACTCCCGAGAAGAAGGAAGCGGCTACTCGTGTTGAAGCGGATATGAACTATACGCTTACTGAGGCAATGCCTGAGTACCGTCCGGAGCATGAGAAGACCCTGCTCACCGTGGCGCTGGCGGGTAATGCGTTCAAGAAGATTTACTATAATCCGTCCATTAGCCTTCCTGAAGCCCCGTTTATCCCGCCTGAAGACGTGATCGTCCCTTATGGCGCACCCAGTATTGAAGCCGCAGAGCGCATTACGCACCGTATGCGTAAGACCAAGAATGAATTGCGTAAGCTTCAGGTTGCTGGTTTTTATTGTGACGTTGATATGGGCGATCCAGTTACCGTCATGGATGAAGTTGAGAAACAGAAAGCCACAGAGCAAGGCTACCAGACTTCAATTGATGACCGTTTCCAGCTATTGGAAATGCATGTAAACCTAAATTTGGAAGGTTATGAAGACAAAGACAAAGAAGGCGAAGAAACCGGGATCGCGCTCCCCTACGTCGTCACCATTGAAAAAGGCACCAGCACGGTCCTCGCCATCCGCCGCAACTGGGAGGAAGAAGACAAGCTCAAGCGCCGTCGCCAGCACTTCGTCCACTACGGTTACATCCCCGGTTTTGGCTTCTACTATTTCGGGCTTATCCACCTCATCGGCGGGCACACCCAAACAGCGACTTCGCTTCTTCGCCAGCTTATCGATGCGGGTACGCTCAGTAATCTTCCGGGTGGCCTTAAAGCTCGCGGGCTTCGTATCAAAGGGGACGATACGCCTATTGCCCCCGGAGAATTCAGGGATGTAGACCTCCCAGCAGGGGCCATTCGGGACAATATCCTGCCGCTTCCGTACAAGGAGCCGAGTCAGGTTCTCATGGCCCTGATGGACAAGGTAGTACAGGACGGTCGGCAGTTTGCTGCTACGGCTGACTTAAATGTCTCCGATATGTCGGCTAATGCCCCTGTGGGCACGACAATGGCGGTGCTTGAACGTGTTCTTAAGGTGATGTCGGCTGTTCAGGCCCGCATCCACTACACGATGAAGCAGGAGTTCAAGCTTCTTGCGGCAATCATTCGTGATAACACGCCTGAAGATTATGACTATGAGCCTGAAGTTGGGCTCGCTTCGGCAAAACGGGCTGATTACGACTGTGTGGATGTACTACCCGTATCTGATCCCAATGCCAGCACAATGGCCCAGCGGATCATCCAGTATCAGGCAGTTATCCAGCTAGCCAGTAGTGCTCCGCAGATCTACGACCTTCCATACCTCCACCGCCAGATGATTGAGACGCTAGGCGTTAAGAACGTACAGAAGATCATCCCGCTCAAGGAAGACATGAAGCCGGTTGACCCTATTTCAGAAAATATGGGAATCATGGTGGGAAAACCTGTCAAGGCGTTCATGTATCAGGATCATGAAGCTCATCTGGGCGTCCATATGGCAATGCTGCAGGATCCAGTAATGATGCAGACTATTGGACAAAACCCACAAGCGGCACAGATTACTGGGGCACTGCAGTCTCATATCATGGAGCATGTGGCTTATAAGTATCGCAACGATATACAGACGCAGTTGGGTGCCAATCTACCGCCGCCTCCGCAGTCGGTACAGGCTGGATCCAGCGAAGTTGATGATGACGAGACAGGCTATTTGCCACCTGAACTTGAGGTTCATATTTCTCAGTTGACAGCACAGGCAGCACAAAAACTTACGCAGACTAATCAGGCGCAAGCCCAACAGCAGCAGATTCAGCAGCAGCAGCAGGATCCACTTATCCAAATGCAGCAGCAGGAAATCCAGATCAAGCAGCAGGAGCTTCAGCTTAAGCAGCAGGCCCAGCAGGCTGACCAGCAGTTCAAGCAGCAGCAGCTACAGCTTGAGGCGCAGATCGCGCAGATGCAGAACCAGTCTAAGAACCAGAAAGACATACTAGATGCTTCTACCAAGGCACATCTTGCTGCGTCTCAGCAAGAATTGGATGGCGCTCGCCTTGGCGCAGAGATAACTAAACACAAAGTCGAACACCAGCATAAGGCCGCGCAGTTGAATTTGGATGCAGCTAAGCATCTGACTTCCATGGGTCATGAGGCTGTTCAGGCTAGTGCAGACCGTGCCATGCAGGCATCGCAACAGGTACAACCAAAACAGGGTGAATAATGGATGAGCAATCAGCGTTTGGTTTTATGCACCGTCATCTTGATGAGCATAGAAAACTTGCTGCTGAAGCTGTACTCGCTGGAAGAGCAAACCCGGATGAGTACCACAGACTTTGCGGGGTTATTCAAGGTATTGACTTCGCTAAAGACGTAATTAACAACCTTGCAAAACGTATGGAGGATGATGATGAGTGATATTTTGCTATTGGAGACGCGAGAAGAAGCCGAAGCGCGGGAGAAAGCCAAACAGATCCCGGAACCCAAGGGATATCACATCCTGTGCATGGTCCCCAAGATTGACGACTCATATGAGAGCGGCATCCTGAAAGCTGACTCGACTATGCACGTTGAATCCCAGACTACGCTGGTTCTATATGTTGCCAAGCTGGGCAACATGGCTTACGCCGATAAAGAAAAGTTTCCTACCGGTCCTTGGTGCAAGGCGGGAGATTTTATTATCACGAGGGCTTACGCCGGTACTAGGGTTCTTATCCATGGAACCGAGTGGCGCATCATCAATGACGACACGGTGGAAGCGGTGGTTCAAGACCCCCGTGGTATCCGCCGCGCAGGTTAAGGAGTAGATAATGGCTGACTTTGAATTGCCAGATATTAAAAAAGACGTAGAAGACCCCGTTGACGATCTTAAAGTTGAGATTGTCGATGACACACCTGATTCAGATAAAAATCGTAAACCGCTTCCAAAAGAAATAGTAGAAGAAATTGAGAACGATCAGCTTGATGACTATTCTGAGAAAGTTCAGAATCGTATCAAGCAGATGAAAAAAGTCTGGCATGACGAACGTCGCGCTAAAGAAACTGCTTCTCGTGAAAAAGAAGAAGCATTGCGTTTTGCCCAACAGGCTTATGAAGAAAATAAGCAGCTAAAACAAAGACTTGGTGTTAATGAGCGGGCATTTATTCATGAGGCTACTCGTGCTGCTACGGGTGACCTTGCTGCTGCTAAAGACAGACTCAAGCAGGCTTTTGAGTCTGGGGACTCTTCACTGCTAGCCGACGCTCAAGAACATCTAACGGATGTAAAACTCAAACTAAGAGAAGTAGAAAAATTTAAACCTTCTTTACAAGAGTCGGAAACAGGAGTACAACCACAGCAACAGAGACAAGTATCTCCTCAAGTTGTTGATCCAAAAGCGGAAGCTTGGCGTCAGCGTAATACTTGGTTTGGAGGTAATGAGGAAATGACCGCCCTCGCGCTTGGACTGCACCAAAAATTGGTCAAGTCGGGAGTAGATTCTCGTAGCGAGGAATATTACCGACAAATTGATTCGACAATGAGAAAGCGTTTTCCAGAAGAATTTTTGGATACGGGTTCTCCAACGGAAGAGAGGGAGGAAAAACCTACTCTCCGCAGATCGCCTACTGTTGTTGCGCCAGCTACACGTACAACCGCACCTCGCCAGATACGCTTATCTTCTTCGCAAGCAGCCATTGCTAAACGCCTTGGTCTGACGCCCGAAGCATATGCGCGTGAAGTGATGAAACTGGAGAACAACAATGGCTGAAAATCGTCTGACTCGTGAACTCGAAACCCGCGACATCACTAAGCGCGAAATGACGTGGAAACCCCCGCAGCTTCTGCCTGATCCGAATCCGGTTCCGGGTTGGAAGTTCAAGTGGGTACGGACTATGTTGATGGGTCAGGCTGACCCTACCAATATGTCTGCAAGACTCCGTGAGGGTTGGGAGCCGTGCAAAGCGGAAGACCACCCGGAACTCATGATGCACTCAGATCCAAATTCCAAATTCAAAGGGAATATTGAGATTGGAGGGCTTCTCCTTTGCAAGACTCCCGAAGACATGGTTAGGCAGCGCACAGATTACTTTGCGAAGCAGAATCAGGCCCAGATGGAGGCTGTGGACAACAATTTTATGCGGTCGCAGGACGAACGAATGCCTCTTTTTAACGAGAAGCGTTCGACCACCACTAAAGGTGCAGCGTTTGGCCGTGGTAATAAATCTTAATTTTTAGGAGACTTTAATGGCTTATCCTACTGTTTCGGCTGGTTACGGGCTGAAGCCCGTTAACCTGATCGGCGGTCGGGTCTATTCGGGTTCTACCCGTATGATTCCGATTACTGAAGCGTACAACACGAGCGTGTTTAATGGTGATCCGGTCGGCCTTGCGGCTGGTACCCTGATCAAGAGCGGTATCGTTTACAGCACTAACTCGGCTGTCGCCGGTACGCTGGGTGTGTTCGTGGGCGCGGAATACTCGACTTCGGGTGGTCCGATCTACGGCAAGAGTCGTTACCAGTATTGGGCTGCTAACACCGTCGCGCAGGACGCGGTTGGTTATGTGGTCGATGATCCGCAGGCTTGCTTCCGTACGGCGGTGTACGCGCAGGCTTCGGGTAGTGCGTCCAGCACTCCCTCGGCGCTTGGCTATGCCTCGCAGGCATATGTCGGTACGGGCGTCAATCCGGTGAATATCGGCGTTGGTAGCACTGCTACGGGCGACTCGACTGCGGGCGTGTCCACGATTGCTGCCCCGACCAACGGTTCGGGTATCGTTCGTAATACGGCGGGTTCGATGCGTATCGTGCAGCTTGTTCCGGATACGGCGGTCACGCTGTCGGGTTCGGGTACTTCGTCCAGCACGACGGTTACGCTGGGTGCTGCGGTTACTGGCCTTCAGGCTGGTATGCAGATTATCGTGGCGAGCACGGCTGGTACGGGCTACACCACGGGCGGTTACCCCGGCGACTACAACTATGTCACTAACGTCAACGGTACGACCGTCACGATTGCCAACGCGATCACGGCGGGTAGCACCGTCAACATGACGTTTGTGGGTTACCCGGAAGTGATCGTTAGCTGGTCTGGTGGTTACCACAGCTATATGAACGCTGCTGGCGTCTAATAAAGGGAGCATATAAATGGCTATTTCACGCGCACAACTTCTCAAGGAACTGCTCCCCGGCCTGAACGCTCTGTTCGGTCTTGAGTACGCTTCCTATGGTGAGGAACACAAGGAACTGTACGAGACTGAAACCTCGGAACGTTCGTTTGAGGAAGAGACCAAGCTGTCGGGCTTTAACGCGGCTCCGGTCAAGAATGAAGGTCAGGCGATTGCGTACGACAACGCGCAGGAAGCTTGGACCGCTCGTTACAACCACGAGACGGTTGCTCTGGGCTTCTCGCTCACCGAAGAGGCGATTGAGGACAACCTGTACGACAGTCTGTCGAAGCGGTACACGAAGGGTCTGGCCCGCGCCATGGCGTATACCAAGCAGGTTAAAGCTGCTTCTATCGTCAACAACGGGTTCAACACTCAGTACACGGGCGGCGATGGCGTCCCCCTGTTTAGCACGGCCCACCCGCTGGTTAATGGCGGCACGAACAGCAACACGTTCTCCACGGCTCCGGATCTTAACGAGACTTCGCTTGAAGCCGCCGTTATTCAGATCGCTGCTTGGACTGATGAGCGTGGCCTGCTGATCGCGGCCAAGCCCCGCAAGCTGGTTGTCCCCCCGAACAACATGTTCGTTGCCAAGCGCCTGCTTGACACCGAGCTTCGCGTCGGTACCTCGGACAACGACATCAATGCTCTGAAGAGCATGGGCGCGATTCCGGAAGGCTTCAAGGTCAACCACTTCTTGACGGATACCCACGGTTGGTACCTGCTCACGGACGTGCCGAATGGCCTGAAGCATTTCGTGCGTACCCCGCTTCAGAACTCCATGGATGGAGACTTCGACACGGGCAACGTGCGTTACAAGAGCCGCGAGCGTTATAGCTTCGGCTGGAGTGACCCGCTGGGCGTGTTCGGCTGCGCCTAACGGCGATGAGGGGCTGGGGTAATACCTAGCCCCTTTCTCTAGGGATTTTGAGCTATACAGACCGACCTAGCGGATGTTGCACAAACTGTATAGCGACTAGTGCATTAGGAGATTTATCATGGGTTTGCAGACTTTCCTTGGTCCTATCCTTTCTGGTACGCAGAAGAACAACAACCCAGTTGTTGCCACTTCGGCTACCCCCAGCGCGACTTTTCTTCAGCCGGGTACTGGCGGCAGTTACCGTAATACCGGAGCCGGTGATGCGCTTCAGTTTATTAGTATCCCTGCCTCGGTTCTGACGGCGATTCCCGCTGCGTCTTTCCCGTATACCTTTATCCCGACCTACTCCGCGTCTGGTGTCAATTATCCGATTGTGCTCCCGGCAGGCGCATATATCGACAATATCGATTTGAACATTTACACAGCACTGTCTTTTAGTGGATCCCCCACGGGGTTCCAGATTGCGGTTAACTTGATTGGTGCTCCGGGATCGACGTATGCGTCGGCTCAGAATATTGCCAATATTGGTTCTTCGGCCAATACGACGGTTCTTCCTACGGCGGGTAACTACGCTCTTGGAAGTACGACCACTGCGATTGCTTCGACTAACCCGATTGTTGCGTCGAGCAACGTCAGCGCGATTACTAATACGGGTCCGACAGATACCCTGCTTCAGCTTGTATTTACGTTTACTGGCGGTACTACTCCCGCGATTTCTGGCGGATCGATTGGGTTTATGGTTAGTTATGCCGTTCGTAACCCGGACGGTTCGTGGTACCCGCAGACGCCGACTAGCCCGATTGCCAACCCGCCGGTTGCTACGTACTAATAGCTGGATACTGGCAGGGCTGGTAACCCCAGCCCTGCTTAATTGAGGGTGAGATAATGGCGCAGATTTTAGGTAAGACTAATCCTAGCCCGACCTTCCCGATGTATCCGGCTGGTGCTAAAGCTGTGACGCCTAGCGACACGGCTAACTTGGCATATACGTCTGTTATATATGTGGGCGGCGCAGGCAATATTCAGGTCACGACTCCTACGGGGGATCAGGTTGTATTTCAGGGGTTGACGGCAGGGTCTATCCTTCCGATTCAGGTCGTGCGGGTATGGGCAACTTCCACTACCGCAACTAACTTGGTAGCGATTTACTAAAATGCCATTCGGGTTTGGTAATAGCCTACCAAGCTACCGTGCAGCGGCTGCTGCCGGTACACCCACTGTAAGCTTTGCTTATGGGGTTACAGGCGATTTTGGTTTTGCGGCTGGCGCTGTATCGGCTACATATACCCCACCTACGGGCACTCATCTGGCTCTTGTTTCTGGTGGGTTATTTGGAGCCGCTGCGGCTAATCTGACCGCCACTACTGGTTCTGGTTTTATTCAGCAGATTGGCGGAGGTACATCAGTCTATACTCAGAATGGTAGCTATATTATTAGCGACAATACCCGTCTTAAATTAGCTTCTTGGTACGTACTTTCTCCTCCTACCCCAGCAACAACAGCTAATCTTCACTATAACTACGCAAGCACCGCGCCAGATGAAGTATCAGTAACGGGTGCGTATTTTACAGGGGTCAGCCAAACAACTCCGTTCGGTACCGCTGTTACCGCGCAAGGTACCAAGACTACTTCGGGAACGGTTTCTGGTTCTGTAACGGTAACTACGGCGGTAGGGGATTACGTTTGCGTCGTGGCGGGCTTTATAGATTTGAATAACGCTCTGGGTACTATTTCTTCTCCCACGGCTACGGTATTGTCTTCTGCACAGCCTACGTTGTATAGCTCATTGTCTGGACAGGCGATACTTGGGATTGTAGCTACTACCACTTCCACTACGGTGACGGTAAATTGCACTACTACTGCGACGCCTAGCGCGTCTTGGCAGCTTCAGGCATTCGTAATTAAGGCGGGTTAATAATGGCTAGTAAAAAGAAAAACTGGATTGCCGGGGCTATTAAAAAGCCCGGAGCATTGCATGAGCAGCTAAAAGTGCCCAAAGGCGAAAAAATCCCGGCCAAGACGTTAGCCAAGGCCGCATCGAAACCGGGGAAACTGGGTCAGAGGGCGCGTTTGGCGCAGACGTTGGGGAAGATGCACGGTGCCAAGTAGTAGTTCCAAACAGCACCGTCTTATGGCAGCGGTTGCCCATAACCCAACTTTTGCACGGAAGGTTGGGATCCCTCAATCTGTTGGTAAAGACTTCTCTGAAGCCGATAAAGGCAAGAAATTCAACAAAGGTGGCGAAATGAAAGAATCTAAGGCAATGGCTGACGCCGAAATGAAGGCGTTGAAGCGTGGTCACGCTCCTAAAAAAGTGATGGAGCATGAGCGTAAAGAGCATAAAGAGATGGGATACAAGCGCGGCGGAAAAATCGAGACTGCAGAGACCGGTTTTGGCATGAAAGATGACGAAAAAGGCGGTCGTAAGCCCCCGCATAGCAAAAAGGCAGGACTTGAAGGTGATACGCACCTGAAAGGCTACGGCATGAAGAAGGGCGGGCATGTTAAGCACCACAGCAAGCACATGGCTCGTGGCGGTCTGGGCGCTCCTCGTAAAGCTGCTGGTCGCATGGCTCCTCGTCGCGCTCCTGTTAACCCCGCTGCTCTCGCTGCGCTAATGGGCGGTGCTGGTGCTCCTCCGATGGGTGGCGCTCCTCCGATGGGTGGCGCTCCTCCGATGGGTGGCGCTCCTCCGATGGGTGGCGCTCCTCCCGGTATGAAGCATGGTGGTCATGTGCATCATGGTCATGGTGGTATTCATCACCACTCTCATCACCACTATTACACTGGCGGGCATGTGGGTCCGGGCGAGCCGACTACTCCGGGTCCGGAGCATATGATTGGACCGAGCAAGGGGCGTGATGGCGCTGCTAAGAAGGGGCATACCAAGGGCAAGGTACGTTAAATGGACGGCCAGAATTTGATGAAGAGGCTAGGTAATATGCCTTTTAGGAATCAGCAAGGGATGCCTCAACGGGGCGGTCGGCTTCCGATGCAGAATCCAACTAACTTTATGCCGGGTAATTCCCGGCTTCAGACGCTGTCTCCATCTCAAAATCAGCTTCCGGGATCTACGCAAAACGTACCGCCCGGAGTACCGATGTTTGCACCGGACCCTAATCAGCCCTTGGGTCGTATGATGCCTGAATCTTCTCAAGGATCTATTACTGCACCTCAAGGCGCTCCTCCGACACAGAATCCGGCTCCTTCTGGGGCGCCTATAGGGTATATGCCTACGGCTATGGCTGCTATGAAGAAGGGCGGTAAAGTAGCTCCTAAAAAGCATGCGAAAAACATGAAGCGTGGGAGTCTTAGTGCTAAAAAGGAGGACAAAGCTGTACCACATAAGTCTTCCAAGCAGGTAAGCGCTACTATGCCTAATGCTGAGCATAAGCCTATGCACAAGAAAGCACATGGCGGCAAAGTTAAAAAATACGCGGGTGGCGGGTCTATCCGTGGCAGCGGTTGTGAAATCAAGGGCCGTACTCGCGGCATTAATCGTTAATCAGGAGATTTGAAATGGCTAAGCATCATTCGGAACATGGCAGTCACAAGTCGCATGGTAAGCACCGTGTATCTCATGAGGATGGGCATTCTCCAAAGCATCATCACGAGCATGAGACGCCGTTTGTGCATCACCACAAGCATGGTGGTCATGTGGATTCGCATATGCCTCATCATGAGCATATCCGTAAGCACTTTCACGGAAAGTAAGCCATGATGCCTTCACGGGGCATGGGTGCTGTTAGCCCTAGTAAAGTTCCGCATAAAATCCAGCGGAAAGATGCTCATGTGCCCGTGAAGATGTTTAAGTCGGGAGGATCCCCGGCTTGGCAGCGTAAAGAAGGCAAAAACCCCGCTGGCGGGCTAAATGCCAAAGGTAGAGCTTCGGCTAAAGCGCAGGGTATGAACCTGAAGCGCCCACAGCCAGAAGGTGGTTCGCGTAGGGATTCTTTTTGCGCGAGAATGTCTGGTATGAAGCGTAAGCTGACAAGTAAGAAAACGGCTAGCGATCCAAACAGTCGGATCAACAAGTCCTTGCGGGCATGGAATTGCTAATGGCTAAAAAACCCGGACTTTATGAAAATATCCACCGGAAGCAGGTTCGTATTGCTGCTGGATCCGGGGAAAAAATGCGTAAGCCCGGGGCAAAAGGCGCACCCACGGCTGAGGCTTTTCGTAAAAGCGCTAAGACCGCCAAGAGAAAGTAAATGACATCCGCACTAGGCCAAACAACGGGCACTACATCATTTCTTCCTGATCTTAATGAGATTGTGGAAGAAGCGTTTGAGCGTTGTGGGGCTGAAGTTAGGTCTGGTTACGATCTACGCACGGCTATACGTAGTCTTAATCTATTGCTCATGGAATGGGCAAACCGGGGTATCAATCTCTGGACGTTGGATACGGGGACTATCACGCTTAGCAACGCTACGGCTACGTACACACTTCCTTTGGATACTGTTGATCTACTTGATCATGTAGTCCGTACCGGCTCTGGTACTACTCAGCAAGATATCAATATCACCCGTATTTCCAGTTCTACGTATCTGTCTATTCCTAATAAGAACGCGACAGGTCGCCCTATTCAGGTTTGGATCAACCGACTAAGTGGTCAGACTAATTCCCAGACAAGCGCAGTTTCGGCCCCGACTATTACGGTATGGCCCACCCCGGATAACAGCACGACGTACACATTTGTTTATACGCGTTTGCGGCGTATGCAGGATGCTGGCACGGGAATTAACGCGCAGGACGTACCGTTTCGTATGTGGCCTGCGTTGATATCTGGTTTGGCCTATTATTTATCTATGAAAATTCCCGGCGCGGATGTTCGGATGCC